TACCTAGTATATGGTAAGGAGGAATAAATAATGACAAGTAAAGAAGCATTAAAATGTGTATTTAATGCAATCGTTAAATATAAAGGTTGTGCAGTAAATGATGAAGAATGTGAAGCATTAACAATTATTCAAAATGATATAGAAGCCAATGAAATAAATTGGAAAAGAGTTATTTTATTAGATGATGAAAATAAAAGGCTACAAAAAGAAGTCAGGATGTTAGAAAGAAAAAATAAAATGCAAAAGGAGAGATTAGAGGATTTTGCAGATCAACTAGGAATTAGCAAAAGTTGTATTTTATAGATTGAATATTCAAATTATTGTGATATAATAAAAAATAGGAATACATAAATTGTAAAAATCACTCCTTAATAAGTTGGTAGTAGTAGCCGATTACCGTTAATTGAATATTATTACCAACAAACAAACACTTGGTATCAGGAACGGCTACTCTTGGTATCAAGTGTTTATTTGTTTTTTAAAGAAAGAAGGGAAAAATATGATGCATCAGTTTGATGTGGAAATAGCAAAGCAATATGATGTACATTGTGCTATTTTGTTAAACAATTTTTATTTTTGGATTGAGAAAAATAAAGCTAATAATAAGCATTTTTATGATGGACATTATTGGACATACAATAGTACCAAAGCAATGGCTGAATTATTTCCATATATGAGTGAAAGACAAATATCTTATTGTGTAAAAAAATTGATTGATGAAGGTTTATTAATTACAGGAAATTACAATGAACAAGGAAGAGATAGAACACTTTGGTATGCTCTTACTGATAAAGCAATTGCCATTTTACAAAATTGTCAAATGGATTTTACAAAATTGTCAAATGGAACTTACAAAAATGTAAAATGTAATATTACATATAATAAACCAAATAATAAACAACATATAGAATATAAAGAAACAACAGGATCAGAATGGTTAGATAGTTTTAAAAAGCAATTTAAGTAAATTGTCAAAATATTATTGTAAAAAAATGGATATTATTGTAAAATAATAATAGAGAGCGAATGTTATTTAACTAATGCAAGTGGAGAGGATGGTGGGAACATTGTCTAAAGTCGGTCGAAAAAGTAAATACGATGAATGCGTTAAACCTTATTTAGAAGAGATTAATAAAAAAGTTAGAGAAGGTATAACTGAATCCGAAATTGCAAAAGCATTAGGAATTTCAGTTGCTAGTCTTAACAATTATAAATCTGATCATGAAGAATTAAGAAAAGCATTATCGCAAAATAAAGGTGCTGATATTCTTCAGGAATTAATGAATGAAGGAATTAAGGCTGCTAAAGGTTATTGGGTAGAAAATGAAACAACTAATTATGGTAGAGATGAAGAAGGAAATGTAGTTGTGAAATCAGTAACTAAAACTAAACAATGGATTCCTGCAAATCCAACATTACATAAATTCTATGTTCTTAACTTTGGTAAAGAGCAAGGATTAGTTAATGATCCACTTGAATATGAACTTAAAAAGGCTAAAGCCGAGTTTGAAGAAGAACAAGTTAAACTTAAAAATTGGGAAATAAATAAATAGAATTTTTTTAGTAACTATACGCACAAGGAGGATGCGATATGAAACATATAATAAACGATACTGATAAGAATAAATTTGAGGCAATGGACAAAGCTGAAACATTGGCTGCTATTCAACAGATCATAGAAGAAGGAGAAATTCCTCAAGAATTATTAAATGGTATTGCTTTAACATTAAGGAATCCAATTGATAATCAAGATTATAAAATTGCTTTTTGTACTCAAGCAAAATATAACGAATTAGAACAAGCAGGACAATTAGAAACAAATTGTTATTATTACATAACTGATGATACTACTTGGGAAGATTTTGTTGAGTATATTGAAAGGCAATTAACTGATATAACAAGTGATTTAAATAGTAGAGTTGAGGAACTTGAAAGTTATCCAATGGATATAGCAATTGATAGTCAATATCCTAATCGTTCAGTTGATTTAAGCGATGTATTTGATAATGGAGCAATTTTTAGTTTTTGCTTTGAGGCTACATATGCAACAGGTACTATAAGTCAAGTAAGACAAATAAGTGGTATTCTTCATATTAACGATAAAACAAAGCCTTGTAGTAATGTAGGTGTTGCAAGTGAAGAAAATGCTCAAGTAAATGTCGGATGGAATACAACTAATCATTTTTTAGTGTGTGACATACCTGCAGGAAGTGGAAGTCATTACTCCAATCCTCAATTTACAAGTATTAAACTATTAGCAAAATGGTAGGTGAATCATATGGCATATATTAATAATAAAAAAGTTTTACAAGTAGTAATTAACAATGGCGGAGGCGCAAGCTCAACACTACTTACAACTACAACTGATGCAACTTTAGTTAGTGGCACAACATACGAGCTAGCACTAACTTATTTAACTGAAACACCAAAAGTAAACGACTTTATAGCTTATGTAGATAGCGGAGCAATTACAACTTTATATAAAGTAACTGCAGTAGATAGTACAAACGCAACGCTTACTAAAATAGGCGATATAGGAGGCGGTGGAGGCACTACTTTATATCAACATAATATATATGGGTTTTACACAACTGCAACAAAATTAACAATTACAATATGGAACGAACAATCAACAGCAATGAATGCTGCAGCTATTATGCAATGGTTAAAAGATAAAGGCTTTAGAAATGATAACGCACAAAACGTTTACTACCACGAATGTTTATTAGTGCAAAATGGAACACCTACAGCCAATAGAATAACATATAATAGCGATACACAACTAGGGTATGTTTTATTTACGGGGACTGGATCGGGTTTAACATTAAGCGATTTAACTTTAAAAGATACAGTAATACCATTATAAAAAAATAATATATAAGGAGGACAAAAAAATGGCAAAATTTATTGAAACATTAAAAGATTTAGGAGAAAAATTAACAGGATCAAGACCTGTAGGAAAGGAAATTAATGATGTACTTGAAAGCATCGCTAATAGTTACAACATTGAAGTAACTGATATTACTGCATTAACAACTGCTCAATGTGAAGCATTACAATGTGGTGGAGTAGTAATTAAAGTTACAGGTAATCAAAAGCATAGATATGTTGTTTCTTACAAAGAAGATCATGTTGGTATGTGCTTAACATATACTGATGCTTCAGTAGTTGAAACCGTATCTTATGATTATACAAATAAGAATTGGGTTTACAATTCAACTGATGTAACTCATATAACTGAATAATGAAGTTTTATAAGAGTACATATGACTTTTATCGATCTGATGATTGGAAACAATGTAAAGCACAAGTATTACACCAAAGGATTAAAACTGATGGTGTAATATATTGTGAGCATTGTGGTAAGCCAATAGTCAAAGGATTTAATCCTGATAAGAATAATAATGGTGGAGCAATAGTATTTCACCATAAGATATACCTAAACAACTTTAATATTAATGATGCATCAGTATCTATCAATCCTGATAATATTCAAATAGTGCATTGGAATTGTCACAATGAAATACATCAAAGGTTTGGATTTAGTGGAACAAATAATATTCCTGAAAAGAAAGTGTACTTAATAACAGGAGCATCTTGTAGTGGGAAAACATCTTGGGTAAAAGAAAGAATGCAAGAGAATGATCTGATATTAGATATAGATGATATATGGCAAATGGTATCAGGTCAAGATAGATATATAAAGCCTAATAGTTTAAAGCCTATTGTATTTAAGATTAGAGATGAACTAAAGGGATTAATATCAAGAGGAACAGGAACTTGGAGGAATGCTTTTATCATTGAATCATTACCAAGCAAACAAGATAGGGAAAGAGAAGCTGATAGATACAAGGCATTCAATGTAGAGGTAATAACATTAGATACATCAAAGGATGAATGTTTACAAAGGTTACATACAAATCCAAATGGAAGAGATATAAAAGCATATGAACAATATATAAATGAATACTTCAGTAGATTTACCGAATAGCATCGAGCATATGCCCTCCACCTTCAATTTTTAAAAAATTTTGGGAGGCACTGCACGAGAGGGACTTTTCTTCTACACGAAGTAAATTTTTGAAATTTCAGTTGGATTTCTAAAATTAGGTTTAATATTGGTTAGAAATAAATAAATTCTAAAAATATCAGTTAGGAGGGATAGAATGGAAAGATTCGATGAATTAGCAAGTTATATAAAATGTGATGAGCCAAAAAAGAGTTTAATTTTATCCCTTTTATCCGATTTTGTTTTTTATGAAAGCAAGATTGAAGAATTAAGAAAATATCCTCAATATATCATTAATCCAAATAATCCACTTCAACAAAAAAAATTACCTGTTCATAACATGATCAAAGATTTCCAAGCACAAAAGAATGACATAGCAACTAAAATCTCTAGAATGATTGATGGTGAAGCATTAGAAGAATCAGCATTGATTAAGGCATTGGAGCAATTCAATGGATAAGCCATTCATTAAACAATATCAGGAAGCCATTGAGAACGGTTGGATTGATATTGATGGAAAGAGAGTTAGATTAGTTGTTGGTTGGAAAATAAAAAAAGTAGTCGATGTACTATGCTCTTATTTAGATGATGAGAGATTTATTTTCGAGCCAAACGAATGTTATAAGAGATTTAAGTTTGAAGAATCAATGTGTTTGCAAGGATATGCACCATTTTATAATGAGCCGATTAAATTAATGTTATGGCAAAAAGCATTCTTTGAAGCAATATATTCATTTAAGGAAAAAGCAACAGGTCATTTATTAATTAATGAGGCTTTATTAGAAGTTGGTAGAAAGAACGGAAAATCAACAATGGTTGCTGCTGATATGAATGCTAATTTGTTTATCGGTGGTGGAGGTAGAAACTATATTATATGCTCCAATGATGATAAACAAGCAAAGCTGATATTTGATGAAACAAAACATATGAGGCAAAGACTTGATGTTAAGAATGAATTGACTATGGATAATTTAGTTGAGATCAGAAACAAAAGTAAAAATGTTAAAATCTCTAGAATGTCATCCAAAACTCAAAATAAAGATGGTCGAAATTGTGTTGCTGCAGTAATGGATGAATGTCACGATTGTAAAGATGATGAAATTGCTGAAGCAGTAAAAAGATCAATGTCAACTCACGATGAGCATTTATTCATAATGGTTTCAACAAATGGCTTTTTAAATGATATGTTTTTCGACAAACAATTAAGATATGCAAATGCTTGGTTGAATGGAGAAATTGACAATCCACATTATTTACCATTCTTGTATGAACAAGATGATGAAAGTGAAATTTGGTGTGGTGATAGAGAGCAATGGCAAAAAGCAAATCCATCTTTAATTTATGGTGTAAAAAAATATGCTTTTATTGAAGATTCAATTCAAAAAGCACAATTAGATAGAGAATCAAGATTACATATGTTAACAAAGGATTTTAATATAAAGGTTGGTAATTCAACTCAATGGCTTGAATCTACAATTTATGATTATGATCAGGAAAATTGGACTCTTGAAGATTTCAGGAGATGCTATGGAACAGGAGCAGTAGATTTGAGTGATGTTGGTGACTTAACTTGTTCAAGTATATGCTTTGTTAAAGATAATATAAAATATATTCATATTCAATTCTTTATTCCTGAAAGCAAATTAAAGAAAAAAGATGCTGATAATGGAGCAAAGTATGAAGAGTGGACTAAAACGATTAATCCTGTTACAAATGAGCCTTATATAATTGTATGTCAAG